CTTTCCGCTGGTGTTGGCTCCTCAACGCCGGGTGTAAATTCTTCCTGCAAGCGGAAATAATCAATAGCCGCACCAGGGGGTACGTTAGGCATATTCCTAAGTTGTCCTGGTGTAAGGGTCGGGTTCTGCGTGTATAGTGTGCTTGCTACTTGGGTATTGATTTGCTCAAGCGTAGGGGCTTTGGGTTGCGCCTGGGCTTGAATCTTTTGACGCTCTATCTCTAATTGCTCCTGGGACTTCAGCATATTGAATACTGCTGACCCCGCTTCCGGATTGCGGGCAATAGTCTTAGCTAACGCCTCTGCTTGTGCTGGATCACCACCAACGGATTGTTTTACATACGGAAGGATTGCTTCGTATGTCACATCCTGTTGTTTCTTCTTTTCCAGTTTTTGTTGGAAATCCAACGCTGTCTTCTGGATGGTACTCTGTAGCTGTTGACTACTTAACACCATTCGATCCATCGCTCCCTGCGCACGGCTAACAGCAATGTTGGGGTCAAACCCCCTTAGTGTTTGTGTATCAACTTGTGTCTCCGGAATAATCATAGTTTAAATACCTCCGTAAGTTCCCAGCATACCCTGCGCAAAACCGACCCCTGGTGCTTGGAATCCACCACTAGGGGGCGCAAGTACCGTACCATATCCGGGGGTAGCTGGAGTTTGAGATACAGGGCTAGGTATGCCTCCACCGCCAAACATCCCACTGGTTGCTAGTGTACTAGCCAGGGAACCAATATCGGATGCAACGCTACCTATCATGTTGGATTGAATTTGTCCCTTGGCTGTTTGGTAAGCGGACTCAACACCAGCTAGGGCAAGTTGTGCTTGCGCCCGGCGGTAGTCCTCTGCTGAAGCAATGTTCATTGCTGTACCAGGGCTTGTGGTCATGGGTGCAAGCGGTCCTAAGCTCAGTCCAGCGGATGTTTGATACGCGGATGGTGTACGCCCAAGGATAGCGGTGTAGGGATCAACTCTAGCGGCTTGCGCGAGGCTACCCGCAGTTCCGCGAGCAGCACGAGCTAGTTCAGCACGACGTGCCTGTGTGCTTTCCTCCAGTTCCTGGCGTTGGATGGCGGCTTCAGCAGCAGCGGATGCGCTGGTTTCTCGCCCTAGTCCAATCTGTCCTCGTAATGCACCCTGTACGGCTGCGCGTTCCTGTGTTGGTGTTAAACCCTGCTGGGCAAACCGTGTCAGTCGTTCGGCCTCCTCTGCGCTCAGATCGGCCATGCGGGTCAAACGTGGGTCCTCCAGGGCTTCACGTGCCTGTGGTGCTAAGTCACCCAACAAGCCCAACTCAGCCTCCTGGAATTGCCGCTGACGGCGCATTAACTCAGGTTGTAGTAAGTCGTACCGCTGGAACTGTAAGTCCTGGTATTCGGGCATCAGGCGGCGTTCTGCGCCCAATATAAGGTCCTGTGTTTCCGGGGAGTACAGTTCACCGTAAACATCCTCCAGTTGTTCAGAGATCGGACGGTACTCATCCTCTGCGGATAATATACCTGATCTTTGCGCCTGTGCTGCTTTTTTGGCGGCTTTTTTTTCGCTTCGCGCCCCTAGCAAACTACCACCAATACTAGCAACTGAACCAATAACAGAACCAATAAAGGGCTTGATACCACCAGTGCGTACTAGGTGATTGAATAGTACCTCATCTAGAGGACGGAGTAGATTTATTAAAAAATTCTTCATATTAAGCTGTACGTTGCCACATATAAACAACAATGTATGGCTGTAAGTTATTGTGTGAACCACCGCCACCAGTAGGATCGGTATCGCCCTTGAAAGTCGCTCGTTCCGCGTCGTTTTCGAGTCTATTGTTTGAAAAGGTTACTCGACCCTCATTACTGTTCACACTAACCAACTCTGATCCGTGGACGTGAGCTGGGATTTCACTGGTTGCAAGCGTGTGGGTCTTTGCGCCAGTTGTTTCATTCGTATTGAGTCCGCTTCCGACTGCATTAAAATCATTATCAGTTGCATCGATTCCAACGGGAACTTTACCTGCTCCAAATGGAGCCCATGTACCAAAACCCAATAGTATAGATGGATTTCTTGAGTCCGTTGCGTTTATGTAAACGGAACCAACTGGGTAGATTGCATCCCCGTCCAACTTGGCGGATGTTACAGCATTGTCCGCCAGTTGCGAAGTATCAACACCACCACTCTTAACTATAATTGCGTCCCCTGAAATTTGGGTTGTTACGTTGTCAACGGCTGCGGCGGCAAAAGAAGAGCCTGTTTGTATGGCGTTTAGTTTGCCAGCCGTAACCTGATTGGTAGTTGCGAATGCTTGAGTTGTTTGTATTACTGCTGCCATTAGTCTGCTGTATTGATTGATCTAAATGCGGGTGCGCCGTTTACTTCCAGGGATTGAAAGCGCGGTCGCCCGGTTGTGTTATTGAATTTTAACTGTATTCCGTAGCCTCTCCTACTACCTATTCTACCACGGATGGAAACATCTTCGCCCGGTGGGATGCTTGAACCGTACAGGGTTCGTATGTCGGTTAGCTTTTCATTAAAATCCGGATTCTCGGTAATTACCGTAATATCTGCCTCGGATGATACTGAGTCCGCGCTCTGTATGTGTAAGTCGAAGTCCTTCCACCGCTTACGATCCAGTGTGTTTAACGTATATTGTCGCGTTGTGACAGAACCCTTGACTCCTAGAACTCGTTCACTACCACCGATTTGAGTAATAATACGATCAACACCATCCAGTCTGTCATTGGAATCAATTTCATGAATTCCACCAATGTCATTGACCGCATAGACACCTCTATTGTCCTGCGCTCCGCTTATCAGCAAGTTACTGTAATGAAATAATTGATCCACATCACCGTCCGGGTTAGTAACGGTATCCAGGGACTCCCATTGTTGATTAAGAAAGTTATAGATCAACAATGCGTTGTTCTGGGTTGAATCATCCAGAGGGATTGCCAGGTAATAACGATTGTCGAAGTAAACTGCTACTGCCTTGTCCTGGTGCGCCTTATTTATGCGCTTAATGGTTTCGTTTACGGGTTCACTAAGTGGTGTTTCTGTACCACGTAGATTGTACTCATCCAAGAAATTTAAACCATATACACCGTTATCGGACAGGAATATAACATTATTACCTACTTGAACGATACTCTTTCGGGCCAAGCAACCAACTTCATCGGTGAGGAGTCTTACTTTAGCTGTCTCCAGGTCATCCATATCCCGGATCTCGTGAATACTGTTTCGATTAAATACAAGAAGGGTGTCGTTGGAAAAGGAATGTAACCCAACCACAAAATCCGCCGTTCCTGCGTTTAATCGGAATTTTCCAAACACTTGGTCATATGTATCGGAATCCAGTAAGTCGGACGCGATAATTTCGTCCAATATACCTTTTGCTGTATAACTGTCCGCACTAGCATTCACTGAGTTTTTGTAAGGCATGACAAGCCTACGCTGATGATAGCTCGCAAATGGAGGTGCTGGCATATGACTGAAGCCTAGACCAACTGATACTTTCTTGATGAAGTGAACGTCAGTCTGATTTGAAACATCATCAGTATTAACAAAAAATTTAAATTCAGAAGAACTAGCCTCGGAGACAGTAAAAGCGGTTCCCTTAGTCAGTGTGCTACCTCCAGCAGTAATTAAATTTACTGTGTCTCCAGCCGATAGACTGTTAGATACTGTTACGGTAGCGAGTCCATTAGTTATTGTAAAACCTGTAGCAGCTAGATTGACTGGCTGAGTGTAAGTGCCGCTAGCTACCTTTGTAAAGTCAGTAGCTACAATAGAGGTACTAGTCACCGTATAGGTTTCATCACCACTTGCTGTAAGTGAATAGGTGAATGTAGTATCACCTGTTTTTGTAATACTTTTAGCTGAACCATTGGGATCAGTAGTGCTGAATCCTAAATTATTTATTGTAACAATATCTCCTGTTACTAAGTTGTGATTCGTACTTGTAGTAATAGTTGCAGTATTGCTTGAACCCGTAACTGCCGCAGAGCTAATTGTAGATATTCTTAGATTATTTTCTAATGCTGTTTTCCCGTCACGGAATATAAATACCTTGTTAAATGCCTGTAGCATAGACGCTGAAGCCGAAACAGCTACTCCTGCTGGAAACCCAATGTCGGTAGTAGTAGCAGGACTTGTAGCTGTATTAACAGCTACCGCTTTTATGTTAGAAGCAAAGATAATATACTGACTGGCTGATGCGTTAGGATCCGAGAAAGCACAGGAACCATATATAGCATTGATAGCACCCTCATTTAGTATACCGAACTTAACGGTAGCAGTCCCGCTAGCAGTCCCGCTGTATGTTTGGTCAGCTATTGTAATCTGAGTGCTACTGTTCTTTGTAAATGCTCGATCACCATTTACCGCAGGAGTAAGTCCAGATACACCTGATACATTAACGGTTCCAGAACTAGGAAAGTTTGTAGCAGTAACATTTGTTAGAACCACTGCACCACCAGTCTGTGTAGCGGTAACAGATGTATCATCCGCAACTAAAGTAAACGGAAGCGTGAGAGCCTCAATACCCGTGGACAGAGGGCTAGATATTAAATCAATGCCCTTTCTAACCTGCGCTTCACCCCTGCGGTCAGTCCGTAGGTTCTGTGAATCAGCAAGCATACCTGGCGGTAGCTGATCAGGTCGCATTCGATTATTGAAACCAAGAAAACCAACATCTCCATCCTTGGAAATGCGGTCATCTAGTCCTGCATATGTCCGGTATTCGGGCATTGATTAACGACGTCTACCTCTACCTCTACCTCTAGCTTTTGGCATAGGTTTTACTAAACCCCTGCCTCGCATTCCAAATGCACCAGCACCACGACCCATTGCACGGCTAATACCCGTTTCAATTGCAGGACCTCTTGATCTAGGGTTACGTCGCAAAGCTCCTCCAATAGTCATAGAATTTGGTATTCGCTTCATCCGCACAGGTTGAGCATTTCCGCTTATCACACCTCCTGAGCCGCTAACAACTGAACCAACAGGTTGACCAGAACGCATAGCATTGTTAATTCCTACTGTAGGATCAAATAGAGTAGGACCCTGTGGTTGACGCATAGGTTGAGCAGGCCCAGATAACATTCCTGTAGTACCAGCAGGTTGAGGAGAACGCATAGCATTGTTAATTGCTACCCCAGGGTCAAAAAGCCTAGGACCCTGTGCTTGAGCTGGACT